GAGTGAATGGGTCTTATGAATCAGTATCAGTGGTTAAAATGAGCTCTACATTGGACAGTTTTTCGAAATGCTCTTACTCAATCATTTTCAAACCAGAGAAAGGGAGGTTAACAACAAACACTAGACTCACTGGAGACATGACTGGCGCCATTGCTCAAACCCATTTCTATACAACAGACCCCAACCAATTGGCATACTCTCTCAAATTGCCATACATAATAACTTCACTTGCCACATGGGAGATAGAAAATAACATGGAAGGTGGATTGCTATCCAATGGCGTTTTAAATCAGATTTTGTTGGACACAGCGTTCATAGCTATGATTAACAGAGACCAGTTTGCACAAGCTTCTGAACAGACTAGATATTTCTATATGTCTTCTATTGGCTATGGTGGTTCAGCTCCAGAAATTGTAGAGAAAACCACATTCATGAACATAAGACATCCCATTGAGTTACTCTATTTACTAAGGGCATACAAGTTGTCTGCAGCTCTGTGTTCAATTAGCTCTGCAGGAAGCCTTAGTGAAATTGATGACAAATTCACAGGAGAATTGGAAGTTGTTTTCCCACATAGTCACTTTGTGTCTAAAAGTTTCACACAGACAGTCTCTTCCATGTATATTTGCAATATTTATAACAAATTCAGAGCTTTTCATGAAGTGTCTGAGGCCATGTGTTACAATTCAATAGTGGAAGAGAACTCAATCTACAGATCTAGAATCAAAGAGGATGTTTTTTCTGTTTCGACTATCACCTGATTGCTATAAAGCAGTGAGTGAATCAGCTAGTCATTTTAAAAATTACATTTACTCAGCAGAATTCATAGACAAAGAGGTTAAGTTCGCAGAAGGCATTGCAGCTATAAAATCAAAAAGGTATTGTGGTTCTGCTGCTTACATGATTGGAGCAACTGAGAAACATGCTGAAGTCTCTGACACTATCATTGATTCCATCTATGCTAGCTTAAACAAAGGTCCTGTTGCAGCATGCACAATGAGAGGTAG